TTCTGGTTATGGGTATCGATACAGGAAAAATGTCAAGGAGCTTCCGGGAACGCCTGATATTGTCTTGCGACCCTATAAAACTGTGATATTGATTCAAGGCTGTTTCTAGCATCGTCATCCCGGTTGCAAAGGAACGACGCCCCCAAACAAATGCTGAATTTTGGCAAAACAAGTTCGCGCATAACGTAGCAAATGATACGAAGAACAAAGCAGCCCTTGAGAGTACGGGTTTTCAAGTCATCATGTTATGTGAATGCGAACGGCTTTCTTCATCTGCCGCCGACAAACGGTGATTTCCATCAACACGGTTTAACTTTATCGTTTTTTCATCAAAAGAAATATGTGCGATTTTATTTCTGTCACCTGCTTCGTGTTGAAAAACACTAATTTCAAAATCTCCCAGCTTAGAATTTCCCCATTTTTCATTTCTCTGTATGGAGGCGAAAAAAGTGTTCACTTCATCGTAATTTTTATCTGTCTCCAGAGAAGCAGACAGCACCACTTCAGGGAAAAATCTGTACTCTCCCTTGTTTAAAAATGTGGCCATTTCGCCTTTGTGTTCTTCTATCAGTTTCCGTTGAACACTTGGGTTTTCCTTTGAAATCTTGCTTAATTCTTTGAAACTTGCAAAGCCGCGTAAGCAAAGAAAACCACCCATGGAATACTCTAATATTCCGCTCAGCTTAACCATAACCGCTACTCCTTCTCTATTCTGTAATTTCAGAGTGTTTAACTGCCTCGTCAATTTTGTACATCAGCATACTTGCAAACATCAACCGGCGCATAGCATCTTCGGCAGTTATTGTGATGTTGGCATGTGCTTTTGGATTGCGCAATGCGGACATAGCACCTGACAGCATATTCATGTACCCTAACTGGGTATTGTGCCCGGTATCATCCATACGTCTGCAAAATTCAATCATGGGATTATTATCGGAAAAGACCGTTGTCATTACTTTTGTTCCGTCCGGGATACTCTCACCCGGCTTTGATAATGCGCATAGTCTCTTTACCCGATCATTTATTTCATCAAATGCGTCCTCTGCGGCGTTGGAATAATGCCCGTTCAAATATAACTGCTTAGAAACACGAGCAATCTGCGGATGGATAAGGCTCCAGGAGTTGTACTGCTCCATGTTCGTGTTATTTTGCAGAGCTTTCAGTATTTCAACAATCTGGCCAAATACCCATGGGTTTATTGTGCCATAGCCAATAAAGAGCTGGTCTTTTAAGGTAAACAGTTCATTGCTAAAAAACGGATGCTCTTTACTAATGTCCACGGAAATCCGAATCAGTTCATTTTTAATTGCGGTAATATCGTCGGGATGCACAGGAATTGCTGTACAATTTGGCCGGCTTCCGACTGATTTCAGCCAGTCAAAAACTTGCGAAACTCTGTTAGCATATTCCGTCGCAAACCGCAAGATTATATCGCAAGTTTTTGCGATGAACCAGTTTGATTTTCCTTGCGCTATATACGCAAAATTGCATGGAAGCAACTGAGAGGATTTGAACTGCTACTGAGGGGATTTGAACCTTTGGAATCATCTGCTTCATTTTCTTCTTCATCAAAGGCAAGCCCTGTTTTGACAGCAAAAATGCGTTTTATAATGGCCTTTTTCCAAATTTTTCATGTTCCACTCCCATTACTCTGTCGTTTGACAACTTCTTTGCAGAGCAAAGACCACACAAAAGTACACCAGCTTTTTCGGGATTCTTTCGGTGCCTGAAATGAAAAAAGAGCCCCGGTGCAGTAGTGTTGACCGCTCCGAGGCCCGGATTTACCCGTATTTTGCTCGTTTTTCGCCCATTTTGCCCGAAAATGTGAAAAAATCCCACTTTTGCCTTGGTAGACAAAAGTGGGGTCTTTCGTGGTGAAGGTGAGCAAAGTCGAATGTTAAAATCGCTGTCTCATCAGTATTGTTTCACATACTCTGTCCGTAATAATGCCCCTGTCGCGCTCAGCGTAATAGGTCAAAAGCGGGGCAAGTTCGGCGCGGATTTCCGGCCGTGTTAGCTTCGACATGCGGAGCTGATACCCGTACAGGCTGCGGACGGTTCCGATCTGCCGGTTGAAGGTCGTATTGAACGGTCTTGCTCGCTGGACGGCGATCAGCGCCTTCGGGTCTATGTCCATGGGGGACATCTGCACATTTGACAGCAGCCCTGCGCCGTTATCGAAAATCGGACAGTAATCATATTTGCCGTTCTGCTCCAAAACAGCGATGTTATTCAAATGCCGGTCATCGTTGAGGAACAGCGCGTCTACTTCGAAAAGCAGGGTCAAATACTTCGGGAAAAGCTCCAAGCCGGTAAATTCTGCTGTGGTCTCTGCCAGATACGCAATGCGCTTTTTGTCGCTGGTCTGCCGGGCAAGGATGTCTCTTAATGGCACGGTACCAGTTCTCTTGAAAAGATGGCTCAGCGTGATGATGGACTGACCGGGCTTTAGGAAATTTTCGCTGCTGCATCCGGTACGCTCTCTGTCGTGGACATTCATGCGCTCCATCTGATACCTCGTAAAACGGAACGGTGTATCCTGTTCGATGTTGCTGCGCTCCAACAGGCGGGAGATCAGCGTTTCCGTCAGTGCTTCATAGCCGAACTGATCGAGCTTATACCACCGGCCGCCGTCGCACCATTTCTCCTGATTGCCCTTGGAGGAAGTCTCTGTAATTTTCTCGTTGGTCACAAACTTTACGCTCATCAATCAATCACCTCTATCCACTGGTCATCCTCCGCCATGCGGCCCTGGGTGCGCTTTATAATCTCCAGCGGGTTATATTCATCCATTTCCAACGCTTCCAGATACTCACGGATTCCTGCCCTCTCCCGCGGTACACAGCGTTCCTCCAGAAATGCCATGAAATCATCCCAGGTCGGCATGGTATTTTTTCCGAAGGCTGTCTTTACTAAATTGTCCGTATAATTCTCGATGCAGACAGTTTTATCTGTGAAGTCCGCGAAAATCCGCGTGCATACCTCACGCCCATCATAATACATAAATGTCTTCAGCTCATGGTCCTTGTTGAAGTTCCACCACACGAACTTCGACATATCCAGCGGGCGGGTAACAATAATCCTGTCGCCTTCAAAGGTCAGCTCCACCTCACGGTCGTCCTCGTTTATACTCATTGCTGCGATCCATGTGGAGGGAATTGTCAGCTTATATGTCTTTGCGCCCTTACCGGCGGTTCCTCCGGCAGCGCTGATACTTACCTTTGCCAGTCTCTTTTCCATGGTATCACCTCTGATGTAATTATATATCATTCGGTACGAATTATCAATATTTTTATTTAAGTTAACCTATCTTATTTTTCAGCGTGTTTTAGCCTATTTTTAACGCAAAATCTGGGGATTTCGGTTCAAATCCACCCTCCGCTAACTTTTTCCGACTACTTTGCTCCGTACATTTGCCCCAAAAGGTGCGCGGGATTTTTGGCCTGAAAACGCAGAAAACCGGCCTCGGTCTGGCTGTGATCGCCATTTCGAAGCCGGTTTTCTCTGGTTTTACAGTATTTTGGGCCGTTTTTGCTCTAAAAGCGAGAAAATTGCCTGATTTATCTGGTAGACAAATCAGGCAACTTATTTGGCGGAGAGTAAGGGATTCGAACCCCTGTGGCGTTGCCGCCTAACGGTTTTCAAGACCGCCCCGTTATGACCGCTTCGGTAACTCTCCAGATATGCAGATAGAGAAACAAGACGCCGATGATCGGCGTCTTGTTTTTGGCGGAGAAGGAGGGATTTGAAGCCTTTAAAGACGTCGATATATCAGCATATAGCCGCCGCGGTGTGTAGATGCTGTGTTCGGAACATAAGGAGAGTTTACTGCCCTCCATTCCGCAAGGCTGGCTTTATTATAAGTTCATCCCCCGCATTTGTCAACCGCCGCAGAGATCACTTATCCGTCAGCTGCTTCACGCTCTGGTTCAGGCCCGTCGCGGCCCAGCCAGACACGATGCCGACGGCCGCAGCGTTGAGCCAGTCGTGCGCCGGAAAGTCCGGCACGCCCATCGCCCAGGCGACGACGCCAAGGATCAGGCCGGCCGCGCCGCAGATGATCGGAATCCACTTGTCCGCAGCCTCGGTCGCCTTGACGGCCATACCCAGCAGATACGCGATGGCGGTGATCGCCGCCACAGATGCGATGCCAAGTTCCATAATGATGTCCTCCTCTTAATTTTTGTGCTCCAGATCATCGATCCGGTGATTGGCCACCTTGATGCGCTCGCCGAGGAGCTCGGTGCACTCCTCCAGCTTATATGTACGCGCGATGACCTGATTGTGCTTGTCCACCTTGCGCTCGAGCTGCTCAATGCGATACGCCTGCAGCTCGTCGCGCTTGTCCAGCTCCGCGATCAGCTTGTTGTGCTGCGCGCGGCTGTTGATGAGGCCGACCACGATGGCGGCCGCTGCGCTGATCAGCGCGGCAATGATAACCTCCGACATCCGCGCCTCACTTCCCGCCAGCGGCGTCGATCATCCGCTGACACACGACCAGCGTCCGCATCATGTCCATGGACAAGCCCAGTTTGCCATCACCCACGCCGCCGATTGCGCCGGCGTCCACAAGCGCCTGCAAGCTGTTGAGCGCCCAGTCGGGCACATCAATCACCTTGCCGTCAACGACACGGCCATAGCGCGTATCACGCATACGCCACATGACGTATAGCATCCGCAGCATATCGGCGGACAAGTCCAAATTACCACCACCGACGCCGGAGATCAGACCTGCGTCCATCATCTCTTTGATCGTGCTGCGTGCCCACGCGGGCACGTCCTCGACTTTGTTGTATCGTACCATATCGTCATCCTCCTCGACTGTAGTAGTGCTTTTCGGGGTCAGCATATCCTTAAATGCCGTCCACTGCGCCGGGTCATCCACCCACGGCATGGGGCAGCGCTTGCCCGTCACGTCGTAGTGCCGCACAACGTGCTCCGTGTCGATGCCATAGCGCTGCATGATCTCCCGCGCCAGCGCCGCGGCGTTTGCCACGGTCTCCGGCTTGATGTAGTAGCTGCCGTCTGCGCGCTTGCGGCTGCACATCTCAATGCCGATGCTGTTGCCGTTGCGGCACTCGGGGTGCCAGTACGCCCGCGCGCCACAGTGCCACGCCGTGTCGCCCTCGCGCACGGACTGCATCGCGCCGTGCTCGTCCACGAAATAGTGTGCGCTTGCCTGCAGGCCGCCCACGCGGTGGTAGTAATCGCAGTTGTTGCGCGCGGTGTCACCGTTGTTTGCCGTGTAGTGCATCACAATGTACCGCACCGGCTGCGTGCGCCCGGCGCGGAAATTGGCCTTGTTGCAAGAAACAAATTCCATCAGCTCTCCGCCTCCCACACGTTTTTTTCAACATCAGATATCCATGTTTTCCCATTGTGTGTGACTTTATCGCCCTTTGAATATGCGTTGGTGCTGTATTTCCTGTACTGCTCTTCAAATGTGACCATTTATGCTCCTTTCTCCACATACAGCCCCACCGAATACAGCAAGCATTGCCGCCGTCATAAATCCGATAGAACCTGCAAGGGGAACTATCCAAAGTAAATGAAAAATACTTATCATTACAGTTTCCTCATAAATTCTTCAACAGGGTTTTGCAGTTTTTTGTAACCTGTAAGAGTAAGGTGCTGTCCGTCCGTATAGCATTTTTCGTTTTCGTTTGCTTGGTCTGCGGTAAGAGAGCTGTCGTAATGAATCGCAAGTTTTGGGTTTAGCGGAGTTTCGTTCCAAAGGTCTATAACGGGGATTCCCCACTTTTGGCAGATTTCAACAGCTCTGTCGAAAAATTTTCGATAACGGTTGTTTGCAGAACCGTAATCATCCGAAACCCCCATTTTCTGTGCAACGATATATCCGATTTTGGCGTTAGGGAAGGAATTGAGTATTTTAAGAACAAGAACCTCAAAAGCTCCCGTGAAAGTCGAAGTGTCTTCGGGAGCATATCCGCTCGCAGAAAATGTTCCGAGATTGCTTTCTCCAAGGGTGTCCGCATCGTTGCACCCTCCCTCAAAAATTACATAATCGGCGTCAGGGTATTGTACAAGCGCTAAATCGACCTGTGTCGGAACCCGCCTTGCTTCTTCAACAGAAGAAATCGGTGCAATAGTTCCGCCGTTTCTGCCAAAGTTTTTCCATTTCATTTTGTTTGCTTCACCGATAAGTCCGCCCCAGCCATAGCCATATTCCGCCGCACTCTCAAGAGTTGTCGTTCCTGCACAAATGCTGTCGCCGAGAAATACGGCGGTCTTTCCGCTAAGTATGTTCACTGGGTCAGCGCTTTCGGCCTCCACTTCTATATAGCCGTAAGGGATATATTCGCTCGGATATTTTCTGTCCTTTACAATCATTACTTCATCAAGTGTGGGTGAAACATTGGTTGAACCGTCAAAAGCATAAAGAGCCGCTCCGTTGGATATCATTGTTTCTGTAATTGTAAATTCGATATACCCGAAACTTGAATCTCTTTTAGTAAGAGTACCTGTGACATTTTGCAGGAAAGTTTTATCTTCTTTCAAAATCGGTACTCTCTTTGCATACGATTCGCCATGATTAACCCAACAAATCATTGCTGTATAAGTACCCGCTCCACGAAGGGGAACATAAGCATAAAAGCCATTACTAACGTCAACCAAAGACGGTCCAGAAGAGGAATGATAAAAAATCTTGCCTGTAGTTGCGATACTTTTATCAAAAAGGTTATCCGAAAGAACGGTTGCAGTGCTTCCGCCGAAAAGTCCGCCAAGTTCAGAAGCAAATTCTTCTTCAGTTCCGCCGTATCCGCCTTCAACCGCATATTCATAGGCACTTTTTCCGTCAGCACCTGCTGCACCGTCCTTGCCCGGAACGCCAGCAGGGCCGGTTGCACCTGCATCACCCTTAGCTCCGGTTGCTCCGCGTGATGGCTTGCCGGTATCGGTCGCGCCGAGAAACCAATTGCCGTTTGGCCCGATCGTCGGCGTGATGCCGTCCGCGCCGGCAGCCCCCGGTTTGCCATCCGTACCGTCCTTACCTGGTGCACCGTCCTTGCCCGGATCGCCTTTCGGGCCTTTCGGGCCTTGCGGGCCAGCCGGGCCTGTTGCGCCGGGATCGCCTTTTTCGCCCGGATCGCCTTTCGGGCCTTGCGGGCCGGTTGCGCCCGTGTCGCCCTTCGCACCCTGCGCTCCTGTGTCGCCTTTATCGCCGGGATCGCCCTTTGCGCCGGGGTCGCCCTTGCCGCCTTTAAGTTCGGCCATGGCGATGAGGTTTGTCCGCGTGCTGCCGCCGTCCGTGCTGTACTGGATGTAGCCGTCCGCCACGCGCAAGTCCATGCTTCCCGCGCCGCCTGTCCGCGCCGCCTCGTTGATGGCCGCCACGAGCGTGTCCTTTGCCTCCGTCGTCAGGCCGGCAAGGTCGCCGATCTGACGCTGGATCGTCCGCAACGTCATCTGGTCTGTCGGGGTGTATACATACCCGGCAGGCTTCGCCCGCTTGTGCACTGCAAAGTCCTGCTGCACCATCGTGTACGCGCCGGTGTCGTCGGTGACGTAGGCGTAGGCCGTCAGCGTGTGGCAATCCTGCAGCAGCTCGTCCGGGATGATGGCCGTGCCGTCTGTGCCGACGTCCACGTCCACGCTGCCGCCAAGCGCGCGATTTTGATAGTGGATCTGCTTCACGCCGCTGCCCACGCGCAAGCGCCGCCCGGTATCCCACTGCCACAGTGCTCCGCGCCCGTCTGCGATTGTGATAGTCATACAGTGGCCTCCTTCCATTGATTCTACAATATAAAAATGGGAGGAATATTTCTATCCCTCCCGCAGATTTAATTGCTCCAGCGGATCTTGTTGAGCGAGGTCTGGCTGTAGAAGCACAGGAACAGCGCGTTTTTCTGCTCTCTGCTAAGGTTCAGCCCGTCGATATACGCAGCGACCTTGTCCATCGTGCCCTGGCCGCTGATGGCCTTGCCGTTGCTGTCGCGCGTCGTCCTTGCGTCGTTCTTAAACTGATACGCTTCCCAGAACGTCCCCGCGTCCAGACCGGCCGGTTTCGCCTGCTCGTTGTACTTCTTCACGGCCTCAACTCTTATGCCGTCGCATTCCGGATGTGCCTTGACGAAGTCCGCCGTGTCGATCTTGTTCTGCGCATCCTCCTGCGTCATCCCGCCGTAGCGCACCAGCATATCTACCGCGCGAGACCGCGTGAGCTTCCCATCGAGATACAGATCCTTGATGTCGTCGTAGTCCGTGCCGGTCACGACCTCGCACGTCCACTTCTGCACCAGCTTCTGCGCCTCGTCGGCGTCCTTCCCTCCGTACTGCTGCAGGATCTTCAGCGCCTGCTCCTTCGTGATCGAGCGTTTTCCGTCGTCGTCGCCGACGTACCACTTCTCCGTCTGCGAGCGCACTTGAGACTGCAGCTGCTCCTCGCCAATGCCGTGCTCTTTCAGCTCCTTGGCCTGCGCATCAAATGCAGCCTTGTCGCCGCTGAGCACCGCAGCGAGCGCCTCGTCGTACTTTCCTTCGCCGGTCGCCCACTTGTCCGCCTTCCAGTACGCATCATCCTCGTTGTCCGCGAGCCCTTTTTCGACCAGCAGCTGCTGTGCCTCTTCGCGCGTGAGGTAGCCGTCCCTCAGACCGTACTTGATCTGGTTCTCCGGCCCGGAGTCATAGGTGTGGATCGTCCACTCGTCGCCCTTGCCGACAGCTCCGGCGATGGTGTTCCAGAGCGTTACGACCTCTCGGCTCGCCGCGCTGATCGGCAGGCCGGTCGCCTGTGAGACGGCCTTGAGTGTCTTGTAGATCTTTCCGTACAGCGTCATGTTGCCGTTGTACGTCACATCCGTCGGCTCGTCCAGCTTTCCGGTCTCCAGCTTGATCGTCTCGTCCCAGATTCGATACGCATCGATCAGGTTTTTAATCCATTCCGTGTCCATCCGGTCGTTTTCGTACCCGGAGATCATTGACATGAAGTCCTTGAGGATCGGGAGCTTCGAGAGGATATCCACGTCCATGAACAGGTTGCTTTCAAGCGGGTTCACGCCGGAAAACTTCCCGTCTTTGTATTTCGCGCCGATCAGCGCGCTCAGGTACTTCTCCAGCCACGTGGCGTACTCGTCGTCGTCTCTGCAGGCGTCCACGATTGATTCGGCAAGCCCCGAAGCAGCCGCCGACACAAGATAGGTCGCCAGCGCTCTTGCAATTTTCCCGCTTGCGTTTCTCCACGCTTCTTTTTTGTCTCCGGTCGCGCGCAGCTCCGCCGTGTAGTCCGTATATGCCTTGAGCAAGAGGTTGTACGACAGCGTCGGCTCCGACATAAAGGCCGTAGATACAGCACCATACACACCGGCCGCGCGCATCGCCTGGCTGCGTGTCATCGTGCTGTCCACCACCTGCGTCGAATAAATAACCTCGCGGAAGCGTTCGGCCGTTGCCTTCAGCAGCGCGTCGCCGGTCAGCTTCTGCTTGTCACGCACCTCCGCTTTGCAGGCGTTCCACAAGCGCCCCCACGTCAGCCGGTCTGCCCATTCTGCGCCCTTCATAAGGAATTCGACCGTCGAGTCCTTCCACGTCCCGGCGTTCTTGATCTGGTCGCGGACACCCCTGCCGATGTTCGTGTCGTAAAAGCCCATCTGCTTCCACAGCGCGATGCCGCTGTTCGCCTCCGCTTCTTTGTAGGCGCTCTTTCCCTCCGTAAACGCCTTTGCGAGATACTTCGGGCTCATCACACCGACCGCACGCACATACGCCGTCGGCTGCAGCAGCGCCACGCGCAGGTTCGCAGCCACGGCCGCCACCTTGTAGTTGGAGAGCATCTTCTTTGCGAAGCCCTCCCCGCGGCCGCCTTCGTTCACGCCGTTCAGGTCTTTGATGAACGTCGTGAAATACTTGTTGGCATCCATGCCGTATGCCTTTTCAATCGACCGCTGTACCGTCGTCGTGAGCACGTGGCCGTTCTCGAGCTTCTGCTTCTCGCGGTAGTTGTACCACTTCATCGCGTCGAGGATCGGCAGCGCCAGCGCGTCATACTTCGCCATGTCCGCCATGTGGTTGCTGAACACGTCGAAGATGTCGCGTACAACGAGCGCGTTGTTTGCCTTGTAGACGAGGCTCTTCGTCGCGGACATATTCAGCAGGCGGAACATGTCGTTCTCTTTCGCGCCAGGGTCTTTCGCGTCGCGGTTGGAGTCCATCGTCTCGATGGGGAAGTAGTTCTCCTCCGTGAACGCGCGGTATCCGAAGCGCTCCATCGACACACGGTTGCCCCACGCGCCGCCCTGATCGTTCATGTACTTCTGCAGTTTGTCCGCCACCTCGCGCTGGCGCTTGGTAAGCGCGCCATTGATCGCGGCGATGTCCTCCTGCGTCAGCAGGAACGGATCCGGCTGCTTGACGTTTTCCTTGCGCCCGCTGTTTTGGATGTCCTCCACGCGCATACCGCCGCCAAGGAGATGGCCGATGGCCTGCTCGCGCTTCGACAGGCAGTAAAACGCCATCATCTGCGCAGTCGTCATCTTCACGGTCTCGCCGCTCTCGAGCTTAAACGTGTGCGTTTCCTTTGCCCACGCCTTCACTTCCTTCGGCGTGTAGGTCTGCTCCGTGAAGTCCATGACCGCCTTCGTGTTGAAGGCCATCTTGTCCCAGCCGTCGGAAAGCGCCTCGAAAATCGCCTTGCCGCCCTCGCCGAAGCGCTGGAAAGCATAGTACGGCGTCGTGTTCTCCCAGTTGAAGAAACCGGCCGCCTTTTCCCCAGCCTTCGTTCTGCCTTTGGCCTGACCCAGCCGGTCGAGCTCCAGCACCGTCGCCTGCGCCGCCTGCCGCGCGGTCTCAAAGTGCGCGTTGGCCTTGAGCTTGTTCGCGTTTTGGATGCTGCGCGTCAGGATCGTGAGCATCTGGTCGAGCTGCTGCAGTTGCTCTCCGCTCATCCGGTTTACAACGTTCTCGCCTGGGTTCTGGCTGACGATGTCGGACGCAGTGTTGATGTGCTTCTGCATCTCCTCGAGGAATCCATCCGGGATGTCCAGATACAGTCCGAGGTCGTTCGTCCCGTCATCGTTCTGCCCGCGCAGGCTGTCCAGCAGCTTCTGCATCCGGTCAGTATACCGGAGCGAACGCCGAATGTCCTTTTTCGTCAGCGCGCCGCCGTCCAGCGCCCTCTTACTCGTAAAGTCGATGGATTCCAGGAACTCGCCTACCGCCAGCTTCAACGGCTCCGGGATGTGTTCCTTGTCGCTGTTTTTCAGCAGCCAATCGCTCAGGCGCTTCGCCTTCTGCTCGATGCGCGGGCGGTATTTCGCCACTGCCGCGCTTTCCTCCCTACGTGCCTTATCGGCTGCGTCCCGCTCGTCATAGTGCTCTTTCAGCCGCGCAATCTGCTCGTCGCGTTTCTCGCGTTCTCTGGCCACGGCTTCCTGCAGCCGTTCCCGGTTCTGCGCGCGCAGCTCCGCGATGCGCGTGTCATTGGCCTTGCGCAGCTCGTTGATCTGGTTGAGGTAGTGCGTCTTCTGCTGGTCGGCCTTCTTCGCCTGCCGGTCGGCAAACGTTCTCTGCTGCGGCAGGTCGAAAAACTGCTCTAGGATCTCGTTGCCCACGCTCTGCGTCGCTTCGCGCATATACTGTGCGTTCGGGTTGTACTCGTTCACGGCATACACCGCGTCCAGCACATCGGCAATGCGGTAGAGCTGGTCGCTCGGCTGGCTCTCGCGGGTCTGGTCAAAGAATTCCGGGTACATCTCGCTCAGCTCCGCATAAACCTGGTCAACGTTCGTCCGCTCGCCGTTTTTCAGCCGCATCCGTCCCATGTTCCGCCGCCGGAAATCCCCGAAGTCCGGGATATCCCCGCGGTCAGCCGCAGACACGACGAGCTGCTGGTTCTTGAAATACTTCCGAAGGTCTTCATACTCGCGGTACTGCTCATCGTCAACAGCCGTCGCGTCGCTCACGATGTCGCTGGCGAGCTGTTCGGCCTGCGCGCGGATCTCGCTGTAGCTCGCCTCGTTGCCTCTGGCGATGCCGTCGTACAACTCCTGCAGCCGCCCGGCCACCTCATCCACGTCGAGGTTGCTGCTCGTCTGCTCGATGATCGCGCGCGCCGCTTCCCGCACGGCTTTCGGGTCCGTGGTCGCCTCTTTCGTGCGCTGCGTCTGGCCGCGCCAATACTCCACGCGGTCGCGCAGCATGGCGTTTTCCTTGGCCAGGCTGTCGCGCGTCTTCAGCTCGCGCGCCACCAGCTCGCGCAGCGGTTTCGTGTTCTGCATCCGCGTGAGCTGTGCGTCCGCCCGGCTCACCTGCGCGGCAAGGTTGTCCGCGCGGTTTTTTGCCTTCAAGCGCTCCTCCTTGCTTTCCGCGTTCTGCGCAAGCTCGCGCTGCTGTTCCAGCCTCCGCGTGAGCGAACTGTATTTCTGCAGCTTCTCCCGGTACTCGCGTAGCATCTCCATCTCGCGCACGTTGGCCGCGTCGCCGTCCGCGGCATCGGAGAGCACGTCGCGGTCGGTTCGTGTGTCGTCGCGCTCGGAAAACTGCCACGATTTATCCGAGTTCAGTATCTGCAGACGCTGCTCCTCGTCACCAGCGCGGTACACTTGCACCGGCACTCCCATATTTTCAAGCTGCTCTTTCAGCTCGGAGTTGATGTTGTCCGGCACAATGGCCACTTTCACCTCGTCAAAGCCGACCGCTCTCTGCGGCTTCGCCTCAAAATACTCCGTCGGAAGTGCAGCCGCCGCCTTATACACTTCTTGAATCCGGCGAGCAGTTTCTTCACTGACCGAATATCCCTCTTTCGCAAAAGCCTGCTGAATGGCCCGCGCCGTCCGCTTGCCCTTCGCCGCTTCCATCATAACATCGCCGATAATTTCTCTTTCATCGAACGAATTGTCGGCGTGCGGCCGCGTCTCTCGCATAACGGTGCGTGTCACTTGATCGATCAGGTTTTCAACAGCATTCTTCGCCGCTTCATACTGCTCACCTTCCGCTTTGCCGAGCCTGCCGCTCGCGGCCTTCACTTCATCAATGCCGGAAAAGTCCTCGGCGCTGACAGCCTGCATAGCTCCTGCCGACGTCCCCCACGTCTGGCCGCCGCGCTCCTTCTGGGTTTCCGCCATCGCACTCACAATGTTCTCGAGCGTGTATTCCCAATGCAGCTGCGAAAAGCTGCGTCTGTCTCCAGAGGCGGTATAGCGCTCCTTCCCGTTGTAAATGCCGGGCTCGCCAAAAACAGATTTCAGCTGTGGCAGCAGCCACGCCTTCACGTCCTCAGTATCCGTCGCCTCGTGCAATTTGTCGCTGGTAGCCAATCGGTCTACTTCGTCCGCTGTAGCGCCCTGATCTTCGTAAAACGCCCACGCATCTCGGATGAAATTCTCAACCGTGGAAGTATGGACATTGTTATCCATGAAGTGGTCAAGCCGCTTTTCCTTCAGTTCCGGCTTTCGGTCCAGAAATCTGCGGTGCTGTTCCTCGTAGCTGTCGCGGATAATCTGGCGCACCGTGTCTTCGATCTCTCGCGCAGACTGATAGTCCCCGGTTTCCATGTCCGCTTCAACGTGTGCGAGCTCCTGCACGCCGATTTTCTGCACCAGTTTCGCCAGCGCGTCATTGCCGTATCGGTTAAATTCCTTTGCCTGCATGACCGGCTCGAGCGTTTCCCCACGATCGGTCAGATAGGCCGCGCGCACGCTGTCGTCCCGCGAGAGCTTGTCCGCCAGCTCCGACGCGCTCATACCGCTCTCTTCACCGACGCCTGCACGCTGCAGGGCGCTGTCGTTTCGAAATACGCCGCCCGCGATCTTCCCGCTCAGTCTGGCGAGCCGTTTTTCGACGGTCCGCATCCGGTCGTAGTTCACCGGATATTCCACCGCCGGTGCCGTCGGCGTGTAGGCATCCCCGCCGTAGATTTTGTTCCTGGGGTCAACCTGCGGGTCAATACTCTCCCTGCCGAACACCATGGAAATCGGGCCGTACTTGCTGTGCCCTTGCGCAGCTTTTACGACCGCGATACTTGGCATCGGCAATCCGCCGAGCGCGAGTGCGCCACGCAGGTTCTGCTCCGTCAGGCCATGCACGGCGACAAGATCACGCACCTGCTCCACCGGTTCGCGGAGGGAGAACTGCTCTTTTACTTTGCGCTGATTCTCCGAGCCACGTCCAGAAGTTCTTCCGCCGTTGACTCGCGGTGATCCGCCATATAGTCCATGAGCCGTTCCTGAAGCTCCGGTTGGCCCTTGACCCTGAGATAGATTTCTGCCCCTGCTCCCTTTCTTACGCCGAAGCAACTCAACCCACGAATCAACAGATCGTCCATCTCTGTCATATTCTCTGCTCCTCTCAACATATTCTGCAATATTCGCATTCTGCAGCGCGGCTTGTTTTCCACCGACCGCATACAGTGTGGTCGCCTCAGTACCATCTCCCACCCCGTACAAGGCGAACACCTTCACACCATTTTCTTCAGCGTACAGCCACTTTGTGGATTCGTCAAGATATTGTTTGCCGCTGTCGAGTTCTTTTTCCATTCGCCGGTTCAAAAGCGACCATTCCTGCTGATTCAGGTCAGGCCGCCAGTACTTCCCGCGAGACGATTCCTGCACGCCGTTGCTTGCAATCTCCCCGGCGCGCTCCGCATTCACCTTCGCCGCGTCCACCAGCGCATCGTCCCAGATCTTCTGCAGCTCCACCATGCGGTCGAGCATGGCTCTCGCCTCGTCGTGCGTCGCGCGGTCGCCCTTGAACGCAGCACGCAGCTTCTTGACAAAATCCCCGATCCAGTCGCGGATCTTCTCGGCAAGGCTGCGGTTCTCATTTGCCAGCCGCTGCACGGCCTCGGTGTTGCGCAGCATCATCTCGCACGCATCGGCCACGACCTCGTCCATCGCGCCGTCCATCGTCAGCTCGCCGGTCGAGTCGTTGTCGAGCTTCTGCTGGGCGAGGCGCTCGATGCTGTCGCCGCTCTCAAGCACATGGTTCGCCACAAATTCCTTCAGCGCCTCATACTGGCCGCTGTTCTGCTGGATAAAGTGCGTCAGCTCGTGCGACATCGTCTTCAGGATGGCCGTCTCGCCGGTGTCCACGTTGTTCTTCCCTGCATTGACGTCCAGATAGATCGTGCCATCGCGGTATGCGCCGTTCATGCCGAGGTATTTGCCGTCCTCTCCGGTCTGCGATTCAAAGAACACAACATTCACGCCGGTCGCCTCGGCCACCTTGCGTGCCACGTCGATCGACGCCGTCTGCTTGCGCGTCAGGCCGGCCGTGTTCACGGCGGCGAGCGTCACGTTTCCGAGCTTTCCGCCTTCCAGCGTCACGCTGCCGGCCTGAATTCCGCTGCTCTTGGCCGCCGCGCTCTTTGCCTCAGATTCCCTGCGTGCCGCGGCAAGGCCGGTCTCGTAGGCGAATTTCCGCTGCTCCGGTGTCAGGTACGATGCCGCGCCGCTGTTTTCGAGCACGGCGTAGTTTTTCACGCCCGCGCGGCCGTATGAATACGCCACCTCGTAGGCATTGGCGTAGCGCTCCACGTCCTGCCCGTTTTGGTAGTTGGCGTACATCTGCGGCGCAGTCTCGCCGTATTTTCCCGCGCTCTCGGCGAGCAGGCGCGTGCCTTCCGGCAGCTTGGCGTCCTTCACGGACACACGCTGTACATCGCCGTTTTTGGCCTTCACGGACAGCTCCACGCTGCCGCTCTCCTGGTCATATCGGAGCGCCTGCACCTGCGCGGTCTCACCGTTTACCTGCACCTCGGCGTTTTTCTCCGCCTGATGCGTCTGCGTCCGCCCTGCGTCAGTCTTGCGTGCCCCGCCATAGATCGCGTTGCGCTCCAGCTCGGCTGCGTCACGCATATGGCTGCGCGCCCATGCGTTCGTGGTCCGGTCTGCCTCGCTCGTGAACAGGGACGCATACTCGTTCGCCGCGCGCTGTGCCTGCTTGCTGGCGTCAAATTTTCGCTGTTCCTTGCCCGTCAGCTCCTGCCCCTTGATCTGCTTGACCACGAGGCCGGTCAGCTCCTGCACGTCGTTTTCTGGCGTGCCGAGCGCACCCAGACGGTCAGAGACCGCCTGCGTGAGATTTGCTTCCTGTGTCGCCTCGTAGAGCTTGCCGGTGTTGCGGTTTGTCTGCTTCTTCCCGGCCAGCTTCCGGATGTTTTCGTCGCCGCTTTCCTCTGCAGCGTGGCGGAGGATGTCCGCGTAGTCGTTGGCCGTGATCTGTCGGCCGGTCTCGCGGTAATTCGCGCTTCGCATCCCGGCGTTGAGCGCCATGTCGCCGCCGGTCATCACGCCGCCGGAGATCATGCCTCCGGCAAAGTCCTGCGCCGTCTGTCCGAGCCAGTCAAGCCACGCCCTGCGCGTTGCCTCGTCCTCGCTCATGCCGTCTGCCCGATAGGCGGCAATCGTCTGGTTGATCTCGCTCTTGTCGGCCATCACGATCGCGTCGGAGATAACGTTTGCGATGTCCGTGCAGACTTCCTCGCTGCCTTCCACAAAGCTCTGCTTGAGCATATCCTTAACCAGCGTCTTCGCGGTCTTCTTCCCGGCGGCCGCCGACGTATGGAACGTGCGCAGCTTACCAAGGCTGATGTGTTCAAACAGCGCCTCGGCCGTTCCGTAGAGCAGGCCGACCGACATGGCCTGCGAGTCAGAAGCACCGCGGTCATACGCATCCGTGATTGCCTGAGATGCCGCCGCACCGCCGAGGATCACATCCGCCGCGCCGTGCAGGCCGGTCGCACCGCCGACGGCCAGCGTCGCCAGGCTGTCGGCCATGCTCATACCGGTGTTGTACAAAAACGACCCGATGCCGCTCATATCCTCGGAAACGCTCCCGCGGATGGTGTTCGTCACCGTGCTCGGCACCATGGATTTTGTATAGCGGTCGACGGCCATTTTTTCGCCCGTGAACGGGTCTGCCCCGTTCAGCGTATTCTGTGCCGCGATGTCTAGCGCGCCCGCTCCGGCCATCATATTTGTGCCGACAGACATGGCTGAGGCAAGCCACGGATGCTCCTTGGCCTCCTGTGCGACCTGCTGTGCCATTTCCGCAGCCTCGTTTGCGTGCTGCTGCGTGAGCGCGTAGTTACGGATGCCGTTGATCTGCTGGTCACTGTAGCCGTAATCACGCAGCTGCTGCTCGAAGCTGCGCACCGTGTTGCGCGCGTTTTTGGCGTAGTCGCTGTTCTGTACCACGAATGCGGAGTTTCCGGCCATCGCCGTCTCCGTGTTCGCGCTCTCGCTCACACTCAGCGCCTTGCTGTAGTCAGAGAGCGCCCTCTGCATCTGCGTGTCCCACTTGCTGATCTCGTCATCGTAGGTCTTCCGCGTGAGCAGGCTCTGCGCTTTCCCGATCTTCGCTTTGCGCTCATCGATCTGCCCCGAGAGCGCGAGCGCCTCCTGCTGGCGCTTGGCATAGTCTGCGTCTGTGCTCCCAGCGGCCATGCGCGGCATATTCCGGCGCTGCCGTTCAATGCCGGAAATCTCGTTCTGCCACGCGCCGATCTGCGCCTTCAGCTCGTCCGCAGACCAGTAATTCATCTGGTTCTTGTTCAGCCAGTCATATTCCGCCTCGGCCCCAGGCGTGTTCTTGAGCTGCGTGAGCGCCGCATTCACGTCCGTGCGGGTCTTGCCCTTGTATTTCTTCGGGTAGGCGTATGACACATTGAAGTCGTCTTGGTCCTTGAACTGGTTCTGAAAGTCGAAGGACGAGTGCACGGCTCTGCGCAGAACGTCGACGTCATTTCCGGTGTCATAGCCGGCGCCGCGAAGCACGTTCATGGTCGCCTGATAGTTGCTGAATGCGTTCTGCAGCGCGCCGCGATTCTCGCCGGTTAGATACGATGCATTCGCGTTGTCCATCTGCTGCAGCAGGTTTTTACGCTGCTCCTGCGCCGAAGCAAGCGTTTTCTCGGCGGAGAATCCCGTGCTCTTGAGCCAATCGCCAATGGAGATCGTTGCTTTCTTGACTGTCATCTATGTGCCCCTCACTTCCTGGAGTTGTTCATGTATCTCAGCCTGCGGGCGCTGTCGTCCGAAATCAGGCCGTTTTCCGACGCGCCGCGGATGAATGTATTCACGTCCGCGATCGGTACGCCTTCCTTGATCATCTCTTTCACTCTGCCTGCCACGGCCGCAGCGTCTTTTACTGCGCTCGTGTCCGTGTAGTCGATGTCGTTGTGCGTAATCCCGCTGCCGGGCTTGTGTGCATACGGAGACGGTGAATCCGTCTTCCCCGGCTGCGTTCCGCCGCCTCCGTATCCGCTCCCGCTTCTGCTCCTGCTTCTTCTGCTTCCGCCGCCCGACCCCCCACTCTTATTTGACGCTGCTGCCTTCTGCTGCTGGTAATACTGCCGCAGATACGCCGCCTCGTTGGCAGACATACCTGCCGCCGCCAGCTCCTCGTTCGACGGCTGGTATCCGGTCGTCGTGATCAGGGACGACAGACGGCTCCATGCGTTCTGCTTGCGCTCGTAGTCCGTCTCCTCCTGCGTGAGCTTCTTCTGCTCCTCGGTCTGCTGGCGGTTGTAGGTCGTGTCCTCGTCGCTGCGCTCGAGCTGCAGCCGGTTGTACCACTGGTTGTAGTCACGTTCGTAAGCGCTGTCGGCGTTGTTACGCGCCATGGTGTAGAGGTTCATCAGGTTCTGGCCTTCCTGGTTGTAGCGGTTATAGGCTGCATTATACAGCTCAGGCACGACCTCGTTGAGCTTCTGCAGGTAGGCGTTATACGCCTGCTGCCCCGCGTTCTGGCTGTAGGTGCTACCGTATCCGCCGGTCAGCGCCGCCGCCTGCCCCATGGCGTCTTCCATCGCGCCGCGCCCCATCTGCGCGTACAGATCGCGGTACTGCTGGTAGAGCTTGTCCTTGTTCACGTCATACGAGAACTCCCCGCGGTTCATGATCTTGTCGTAGATCTCAGTCGCCTGATCGTTCGCGCGCTGGTATGCGTCGTTCTTGCTCGGGTCGTAGGTATACCGGTTCTCGGGCAGGTACTTCGAGTAGTAATCGCTCGTCTCATAGTCCAGACCCTCGCCCTTGATTTTCGCGTTACGCTGCTTTTCGTACCGGGCCGCGCTCGTGTAGTCTCCTGAGGCCGCAGCCTTCCCCATCAGGGCGGCGTAGTCCGTCTGTGTGTCATACGGCGTGTCCACCTTCGGCAGGTACTGCGCGTATTGGTTTGTCGTCTCGTAGTCCATGCCGCCGGACTGGATCTTCGCGTTGCGCTTTCGTTCCAGGACGGCTGCCTTCTCGTTGTTCCCGGCAGCAGCAGCCTTATCAATCAGCGCGGTATAATCCACGCTGTCGTCAAACTCGACGCCGTTGTAATTTTTCTTTGCCATGCGTTGCCTCCTTTACTTGTACCTGCCCACGACGTAGTAGCTGATCTGCGGGTTATTAACCGTCGCGTCGGTTGCTCTCACGCACTGATACGCCGGGGCATGCGTCAGTCGCGTACCTAGGTTGTTTTCGGTGTTCGTGGCAAGCCAGATATTGCCGCTTGTAACCGTTGGCGTCGCAGACACGACAGGATTCTCAATAAACGCAAACGGATACTCACGCGCTTTCTTGTTTGCCGCGAGACCCATCCACGATGCGGTATACAGTGCGCCCCATGTCTGCGATGTCATTTCCAGCTTGTCCGTGTCGAACGTCGCCCACATCTCAGCGATGCCGGACGCCCATTTGCGCCACGTCCACTTCCCGGTCGTGCCCTGTTCGGTTACGTAGTCTACGCCTCCGCCGCTTCCGCCGCCGGCCGGAGTGCGCCAGCCCGTGTCATAGTCGCTGTCGGACAGCTTTGTCAGCGTTTGCCCGGTCGTCCCTCCGCTCGGAAGGCCATGCCCGCTCTTTGCTTCCAGATCCCGCAGCGCCTTTCGCAGCTTTTCCAGCTCTGTACGGAGCGCTGCAGTATCTGCAGCGCCGATTCCGGCCTCGTTCGCGTCGCCTACCTGGTTGAGCACGTCCACGAGCTGCCAGATGTACGAGCGCAGCTGGGCAAGCTGCTCCCCTGCGCTGCCGGTCACTGCATACGTCTGCGGGTAATCAAATGTCAGCATACACATCGCTCCCCGCCTCGAATATCTTTGCGAAGCTGTAGATGCGCACGTCCCCACTGCCCTCGAGCCGGATGCGGAAGTGGTCGCAGCGCCTCGGCCGCACTGGCAGCATGAACGTGCGCGTTCCCACGCCCTGGATGCGGCCCTGGTTGTGCCACACACCGTCGGAGTCATACTGCACGAGCACATCCATGTACGCATCCCGCGCGAGGCTCATGCGGATATTGAACCGGCTGACGTATTTCTGCTCCACCGTGCTGTAACCAATCAGCCCCGTCTCACAGCTCCATGCCACATTGCCTTCTTCCGTGCCGATCAGTTCGGATACCTGGTTGTCGTGCGCGATCTCCTCGATGCCGCCGGCCGCGCACAGCAGCGAGCCCATAAATTCCGTGAAGTCGATAATGCTGCCGATCGGCAGGTTCTCGCGGTACCACGCCCCGCGCCGTGTGTCCAGAACGAGCAGTCGGCTTCCCGGAGGCGTATTCATCTGCAGGTAGAGATAATACTTGTCGCGGTACGCCGCCGCGATGCTTGTCGTGCTGCCCGGCCGCGAAAGCGAATTCAGATTCAGTTTCTCGCTCACGTCCGTCGGCGCGCCGCTTCCGTCGTAAGCGCACACGCAGTCGCGCGCCTTGTAAAACAGCACACCGTTGACCACCGCGAGGCTCTTTGCGCCCCCCGGCTGCACGCCGCGCATCGTGTACTCCTGAATCCTGTGTGCGCCGCTCGCGGACACATACACCTTGTGCATCCGGTCCTCTTTGAAAAACAGCGGGTAGCCCTGATAATTCACGGCACCCGTCCAGCGGCCGTCAGACCCGACCGACGCAGCGTAACTGTCCGTGCTCACGCCTGCATATTTGCGCCACACGTCGAAGCGCCCAAGCGCGCTCGCGTAGATCTCGTTGACGAGCTTCCCGTTCACCGTGCCGTACTTGCAGCCCCAGAGGCGGTTCTGCGCCTCGATGACGTAGCCCATATCCGGGATGTCCATCGCCGCCTTGACATACCCTTCTGCAGGCGGCGTGTCGTTCATAATTCCATGCGCTTCCGCGGGCGCATAAGCGTCCAAAACGATGTAGTTTTCTCCGGTGACGAGCACCTCGCGGTATACGCCGTCCGACGGGTTGTCTCCGACATTCAGGCCGGAGTACGTGCCGGGGTCAATGCCGGATACCCTGATACAGTCTCCGGGAGCAAAAGCGCTTCCGATGCCTTTGCATTCCAGCCACATCACCGGCACATCCTGCGCGCTCCAGTCTTTCGAAATGTCGTTATATATGTAGGGCGTCCTCGTCTCGCGGTCGATGTATGCATCGCCATTTTTGGGCTCTTTCGGCTTCACGAAGTTCAAATAGTGGTATTCGATTCCGTCGACAACCACGACGCGTTTCTCGCCATAGTTCGCGCCTGTCGTGTATACGATTTTCCCGTCCCGGCTGCACGGGCGAATATACCACAATACATAGATGTCGTAGACCTCCTGCCCATCCGGTCCTGAGCTGGATGTCAGGTTGTGGTCAAGATACGTCCCAGCCGCAGCGGAAAACATCTTTTCCATATTCCCGTGCGTGCCGTCGGCCGTGTTGTACCACACCTTGTCCGGCCAGATGAGCAGGTATGCGCCCATACTCACGAACCGCTTCAAGCCGCCGGCGTATTCCAGATCCATGACTTTCTCGTCGTCGGCATAGAAGCCGCAGGTCTTTGTCGTGGGGTCATATCCCGCGATGTAGTAGAGCTTATCCCCTTTTGATACCATCGCCTGCAGATTTTCGGCCGAAACCTGCAGCGTATTTCGCTGCTTTCTTGTCGCCAGCAGCGGATAATCGTCACCGCACAGATTCTCCATCTCGTAGAATTCCCCCTCGGGGATCTTGAGGTTGTGGTTGTAGCCGCCGAAGGTATCCGTCACCTGCTGCGAGCGTGCCGTTTCCTGAATCGTCGGATATGTCGGCATCTGTCATCCCTCCATCAAAACCGGAATGCTCCGGGGTCCTCCGCCATGTGCGCGCGGTTATACCAGTTGCGCCAGCGCGAGAATGCCGCGTTGAACAGCGTGATGCTCTGGCTGTATTTGCCCGCCTCGCCGTTTTCGCGGTCGATCATGGCCTGCAGGTAGTTGTTGTACACGTCCTCGTCATACGGGCTCCCGACGAGCAGCTCCGTGTCGCCCATCGACGAACTGTCGTAGCCGTCGAACGTCTCCGTGCCGCCCTCGTGCGTGCGGATCACCTCTTGCCAGATCATCCCGTCAAGGCGCGACAGCCACCGGATCTTTATGTCCTGCGAATACTGGTTTGGCCGCAGGGCGTCCACCATCGTGATCGCGTCCGAAATCGTCATAGTCTCTGCTCCTTATACTGAAAAAGGGAGGCGTGATTTCCGCCTCCCGTGGGTTTACTCCGCCTGCTGTGCGGCCGCCGTCGCTTCGTCCACGAACGCCTCGAAGGCGTCCCGCGCGCGCTCAGACCGGCGGATCTCGTCGGCGATGTAGCGCGGCACCTTGGACTTCTTGCCCTTCGGGATCAAGAAATTCTTGCCGTTTACGCTCACGAACAGGTTCGGGTCTTCCTTCGCGCCTGCGCGCGGGATGAAGATCTCCTCCGGCTCATACGGATCCGGCAGCTTTTCAGCCGCAGTCTCAGTCTTTTTTTCGGTTGCCATGGGTACGCTCCTTTCTCACATCAGCCGGAGACGCCGCAGCGCCTCCTGCCGTATTGGTTTCGCCTCAGTTGGCGGCGTCCGTCGCGCTGTAAGCAGACGTGCTCATCACGCGCAGCAGGCGCTCGGTGTACAGCACGGTCGCGCCGTTGGTCTCGAACTTGTAGCCGATGGTGCTGAACTGGTTCAGCGGGCCGCCGATCTCGGACTTGTCGTGCACGATCATCTCCAGCGCGCCGCCCTCCGGATCGATGATGCCGAAGGCGTCCTTGCCGAAGAAGTAGGTCGCGTAGGTCGCGCCTTCGCTCTTGTTCTTGTAGCCCGTGCCGGTCAGAACGGGCGCGAAGGTGTTCTCGATGAAGCGCACGCCGTGCAGCTCGCCGATCTCGCCGTTGTAGATCTCGTCCGGCTGGGCGTACTTGTGCGCCTCGATCCACTCGGTGGACTTGCGCAGATCGTAGGCGACGGACGGATGGATCACGGCGTAATACTTGCCGTTGATGGTCGGTACGCGGTCCTTCTTCATCTTCGTGACCGCCTTGGCGATCATGTCCGGCGTCAGGTAGGCGTAGCCGTCAGCAGCGCTCGTGCCGCCGCCGGCGCCCATCTCGGCGCAGGAGGTCGGCGTGGAGATATACGCGCCGGCCGCGCTGATGTTGTCGCAGTAGAGCACGTTGGTGTTGGTCAGCAGCGCGTCGCGGATGAGCTTTTCCTGCGTCTCTGCGGCACTCGCGCCCATCTCCTCGGTCGCGCCGAGGATCACGTCGTCGTAAGCGCGCAGCTCCAGACGGTCGGTGATGCTGGTGTACGTGCCGTACTGGTTGATGCTGCCCTCGAGCTTGGTCACGCCGAACTTCTGGCCGGTCGGGATCACGCCTTCGGTCAGCTTGCTGGCCTTGTCAAAGGTGTTCCACTTGCGCCACTCGACCGTGCCGCCATGGTTTTTCGGCAGCGCCTGCTTTTTGCCGAACTGGGCATAAAACATCTCGGCGCGGGCGTTTTCCAGCAGCTCCGTGTCATAAAAGGTCTTGAGCTCCGGCGCGAGCGTGTGCGTTGCGTCGAACGCAGTCACCGTGCCGGTCGATGCGTTGACGTAGTTGCCGGTCGCGTTGACCATCGTGCCCGCGTCCGCGAAAAGCTGCAGACCGAGCTTGGTAATCAGATTCATGATCATAGGTATTGCTTCCCCTTTCAGTATTCTGTTCGGGGATCGCCTCCCTGCACGTCAGAACGTGCCGGGATAGAGCTTCTCCCCGTTCGCCTCTGCGATGCGCATACGGCGCTTGATCTCGTCGCGTCTCGCGCGCGACATCGTCGTCGGGGCAGAAATGGATGCCGCCTGGGATGCGCTGCCGTTCTCTGCCGGCCTACGCTGCCCGGCCTGGATGCTGTTGCTGATCTGCTGCGCGGTCTTCTGCGCTGCCACCTGCATCGCCGCCGTCTGGATCTCCTTGCGGTGCACGGCAAAGTAGGCGTCCTCCACGCTGACCAGGCTGCCCGGCGCGGTCAGCCGCGCGAAGACCGGGTTCTCCAGCTCCGTCTGCAGGTCAAAGCCAGGATACGTCTCCTGCAGCTTTGCCGCCTGCTGCACCAGCCCGTCGAAATGCTCCTGCAGTCTGCGCTGCTCAAGCGTCTGCTCGTTCTGGTGCTCCAGCAGTTCGTTGCGCCGCTCCAGCTGGTCGATACGCATGGCCTCCTCGACGGGGATTCCGAGCTCGTCCGCCCGCTCCTCGTAGTACGCCTTGTCCTCGGTAACAGCTTTGTTCAGTGCCTGCACGTCCAGCTTGGAGATATCATCTGCGTCGATGCCGTACTTGCGCGCCATCAGCTCCAATGCCGGCGTCAGGTCCTTGAGCGCCTGCTCGGACTTCTTCGACTTTGCCAGCCGCTTCTGCATCATCTTCTGCGCCTGCTCGTTGTACTCGGGATCTGCCATGATCTCGTCCCACGTCAGGCGCTTCGGCATTTCCTGCCCGTCATCGGTGCCATTTGCAGCGTCGTCCTGCGTCTGCGCCGCCTCTGCCGCTGCCCCGTCGTCACGGTGCATGGCCGATACGCGCGCTCTCGACCGCTTGCTGATCTTGTCCGCCGGGACACCAAGCCCGGTCAGGATGCGCTCCCCGGCGTCGGGAGCCGTTACGCCCGCAGCGCCTGCGCCATCTGCACCTGCGCCCGCTCCGGTAGAGCCTCCGGCCGCGCCACCCGCGCCGCCTTCGCCGCCGAACACCTGCAGGCCATGCAGCATAGCCAGTGCCTTGATGTCAAATCGCATAAGGATGCCTCCGTCAAAAATCTGTGGTAGGCCACGACCCTGTCGCCGTCAGCCGGAGTTGCACCGGCACTTGCAGTCCATCGCTGCAGTGCGCCTCGCGGCGGCATAGATACCCACGCAGCAGCCCCCGCTGCGTGGGCGCCAAGAGAAAAGGAGATGGGAAAATGGGAAAAGAAAGGAGGTACACACGCGAAAGCCCCTGCACCCTCGCACTTCCAGCATACAAAAAGGCCGAGGGCTTTCTCTATCCCTCGGCCCGTCTGCCTGAAAATTTTTTTATCCGCGCACCTCGTAGCGCACGCGCTCCGGGTACATCTGCCGCAGGATATCGAATCCCGCGCAGATCTGGTCGCAGATCATCTTCGCGCACGCGCGCCATCGCGGCGATGCAGCGCACACGATCTCTGCGTGCCCGCTGCCCAGCTCCACGCTCGAGCCGCGGGCCTGCCCAGCGGCGTCCATGCTGCCCACGGCGGCCGCAAGCGTGTACACAAGGATCGTCACCGCCGCGCATACGATGTCCTGCCCCGCCTCGGCGAAGCCCGCGTGCCCGTCAGCCGTCAGCCGAAGCCGCAGCCGGTCGTATACAATCTCGATCATGCCTTGCTGCCCCCCTTGACCACGGCTCCGCCGCCCGGCTGGGCAGCGCTCGCGCTCGCCTCCCGCGCCTTCGCGGCGACCGGGTGCTCGTCTGCCTTGATGCCGGAGATCTCGTCGCTTTCCTGCATCTGCGGCGCGGCGCTTGCGCCTGCGCCCGCCTGTGCCGGCATGGCGATGCCCATGTCCGCCGCGATGCCCTGCACCATGTCCGGCCGCGCGATCTGCGCCAGCGACAGCGCCAGCTGCTGGTACTGCTGCAGCCGCTGTGCCAGCACGCCGTTGAGCTGGATCTTCTGCATCACGCCGTCCTTGCCGTCGAAGTCCATCATGTCCAGGCACGCCAGCGCCTGATCGGTCATGCCTGGATTGAAGAAGCCCATCTGGAAAAACTGCAGCGCCAGCTCGTTCTGGCTCACGCGGGTGTACACGTTCTTTTTCTGCGCGCTGACCTTGATGTCGAACACCGGCAGCCGCATCCCCATGTCCGCGCCGAAGGCCATGCCCTGCGCCTGCGGCTGCAGCCCGGCGTTGCTGTAGGATACAAACTGCTCCATGCCCAGCTCGCCCACGATTCGGAAGGATCTCGGCAGGTCGTAAAACTGCCGGATCAGCTCGATGCACAGATTCACGATTTTGCTGTATGCGCGGTATGCTGCCAGCGTGCTGTCCCGGCTGCCCTTGCCGCTTGCCTCCTGCAGCGCGGCGATGGCGCTCGCCGCCGTCACGCCGGAGGTCACGTTGCCGGTCGCCGTGTCCGTGTTGCCGCTGGTCTCGCGCAGCTCGTTCACCATCGTGCTCCACACGTTGATGTAGTTCCCGGGCAGCGCGTTGTAGTCGATCGGGCGGATGCTGTCCTGCCCAAGGTTGCCGTCCACGTGCACCAGCGGCTTCTCCGTGTCCAGCAGCTCCTGCTCGTTCACACTGCCGTCCTCGCGCATGAAGTAGCGCGGCGTCGCACCCACCACGGCGTTGCGCACGAGGCTCGTGCCAAGGCTGTCGATAGCCGTCTGCGGGTTGCGGCAGATGTCTACGTATCCGTACCCGCACGGCGAGCCCTCAACCGGGAACAGCGCGTCGAAAACGTACGGGTACAGCCCGTGATCGTACAGCCCCCGCTCGCGGTACTCCGGGTCGTTTTCCGTCGCGTACAGCACGATGTCGCCGATGTACTTGCAATAGTGCAGCGCGCCGCCGCGATGGTAGTACACGTCGATCACCGTGCTCTTCCGGTCGGTCGGAACGTTGTCGTCGTACAAAAACTTCGACGCATAAAAGTCGTTGCCATTGAGCTGCCCACGCAGCTGTGGGTACTGCTCCTCGAGCGCCTCGTTGTCCATCAGCTCCGTGTGGTACACATACCGGCTCTTCTGGATGTCCGTGATGCCCGGCTCCCAGAACAGGTTGAGCACGTTCACGCGCTCGATGCTGATGTCGCCGAGGCCGCCGAGCTTTCCGCTGTCCCACGTGATCTTGTACACGCACGTGCCGTACTTCATTTTCGCCCACATCGCGTCGCTCCACGTCGCATCGAAGGCGTTCTGCTCCAGCACGCACGGCACGATCGCCGACAGCATCTTTGCTTCCTGTTTGTCACCTTCCTCGCGCGGCAAGATGTTCGGCTCGGGGTACGATTCCACCGCGTCCGCGTGCTTATTGACGATGACGTTATGCAGCCACGAGCTCCGGCTGCGGAAGCCCCTGTACATCTGGTTTCCGTTTTTTTCTTCTTCCGGCTGGTTGTGCAGCTTCCACCACTGCTCGGCCGCGATCATGCGCCGCTCTGTGCTGGCCTTGCCCACCTTGTACTCGTGCAGCATGCGGGAAAACTCCTGCAGCTGCTCGCGCGTGATCACGTCCTCCGGCGGCATCACCTGCCCGCCGAGCGCCTGCGCCTCCGTGCCCGGCTGCGCGCCGCTGATAGCGATATTGTCCATACTTACCTCCCGTTTTTATCACCAGATCGCGCCGTAGCGCCCCGGTTTCTGCATCTGATTCAGCGGATCTGCCAGCACCGGATCCTCCTCTGCGGCCAGCATCGGCTTTACCGGCCGCGACATACACAGATACCGCCACTCGTCGCTGACGTGGTCCTCCAGCGTCGTGTCCAGATCCTCCGGGTTTGTCCTGCTGTACATCATCAGCGGCACCGTGCGAATGAACGCCTTGCACGTGTCGAAGACGTACATCCGCGCATACCCCTGCGCGTCAAACTGCAGCCGGTAATGGCACTGCATCCAGCCAGGCACGCGCTTGTTGTCGCCCCGCGTGAAGTACACGCGATACCGCGCCGCCGTGTCCGCGATGCTCTCGCCGCGTGATGCATCCCAGATGGCCGGGTCCGCCACGCCCGTAATCTTTCGGCCCTTGAGCCATGGGTGCGTATCCTCGATCTCCGCGATGCGCTTAAACTGCTCGTCCGGCGACCACTTGACGCCCTCGTTGGGCGTCTCCGTGCAGCCGTACAGCTCCATGATGCGGTACAGCACGCCGTCATAGTCCATCGCCCACCACGCGCAGGAAAATGGCTTGCCGTACCCGAAGTCGTAGCTGCGCAGGATGTGCCATCCCCGGCACGCTCCGGCCGCCAGATCGAAGGGCTTGATCACGTGGCACCACCTGTGCTGCGCCCGCAGCTCCTCCGGATCCGCGTCCACGCCCGCCTCGTGCGCCGCCATCAGATCCGGCTCCGTGCGAAAATCTTCAAAAAACTGCCCCTCGAAAATGTCCCACGAGCCCTCCAGCCATGCCGCGCGCAGCTTCGGGGGCAGCTTGCGCAGCTCGGCGATATACTCCGGCTGCGCCTCCATCAGCGCGCGGTTGTCCGTCACCAGCGCCTGGATGAAGCTGTAGTCCTCCGGCCGCTCGGCATCTTCGAAGCGGCGATCCACGAACAGGCGCTTGAAGTATCCGTGCGCCGGCCCACCGGGGTTGAGCGTGTAGTATGTCCGCTTCGGGTATCCGTTTGTCCCTCGCACGCAAGCATTGATCTCGCGGATCCACTCCGGCTGCAGCTGCCCGGCCTCATCCAAAAAGGCCACGTCGTACTCCGCGCCCTGATAGTGGCCCAGATCCTTCTCTGCATCGCAGTATCCCAGCGTCAGCGTGCTCCCATTGGCAAATTTGTACTCCTTCGTCGACTGATTGTACTTCGCCACGCCCGCGAGCTCCGGCGTCAGGAATTTCACGTGGTTGTTGCGCAGCTCGTCGAGCGTGCGCCGGACGATCAGCATCTTGATGCCGGGATACGTGCAGCCCAGGATCTTGGCCTTGGTGCGCACGGCCCAGCTCTTGCCGCCGCCGCGCGCGCCACCATAGGCAACGTGCCGGTGCTCGTCGCGCAGGAAGGCGTCCTGCTTATCGCTGATCTTGCTTGCATCGATCAGTATCATCGCCTGTACTCCTCCGGCAGGCCCACGATCTCCAGCTCCGCGTGCGTGTCCGCGCTGCCGTCCTCGGCCTTTTTGCGGTCAAGCTCCAGCCGTTCGGCCGCGATGCGCTGCGCCTCGGCCTGCGCCTGCGTCGGGATGCCGTACAGATCGCGCACCAGCCCCGTCAGATCCTTCAGCACGCCCGTCAGATCCTTCAGCGCCTTCGTGTCCACCTTCTGGTATGTCTGCTCCTCCGTCCACTGCCGCTCCAGCAGCAGCTTCCCGTCCGGCGGCAGCTCTCCGTCTTCGGCATCCTCGTCCGCCACCGGTACGGCATACTTCTCCCGCCGCTCGACCAGGTAGCGGTTAAACTGCTCGTCGTCGCCGATCGCACGCATAGCCACGTCGATCGCGCCCGTGGTTGCTGTGATCAGACGCGCGAGCCGGTCGGCCTCGTGGTTACACGCCTTCCGGTACGCCTTTTGTTGTACGCGTGCGGTGAACTTTTTTCGCTCATTTGTCCACCCATCACGTGCAGCCACGATTTTGATCTGGCTGATGCTGATGCCGTACTTTTCGGCCAGCTTCGCATAGGTCGTCTTTGTGGTGACATATTCCATTTTCAAAGCATCCCAATCCTGGTACACCATCACTGCACCTCCGCGTCCATCGTACACCAGGCCGCCCGCGCTTATCTATCCCGGCATTTTCTGCATCCTGCACAACTTCCGTACCAATTTTTGTGTATCTTTTTACGCCGATTGAGTGTAAAAACGCTTGACATTTGCGTTCATTGAGTGTATACTTAAATAATCAAAAGGGAAACACGACAGGCCAACAGGCCGGAAAGGACGAAAACTATGACACGCAACGAGGCAAAAGCACTGCAGGCAAAGCACAACATGGAGATCCTCCGCGATCCCATCACAAGCGAGGCACGCGCACTGTATCTCGAGACAGAGCAGCCGATCTCGGAGCTCGATGATCTCGCGGACATCTCTCGCCGCTCCAACGGCTGCGCGCCGTGCTACATGGTAGCCAACTACGAGGTATATAACGCCACCGGCTCCGGCGTCACGTACAAGCTGAGCTGCCCGACCACATGGTTTGACCTCTGGGGCTGGGTCGGCGAGTAATAAGGAGATAAATCATCATGGCAAAAGCGACCGCAACCTGCACCTGCGCCACCTGCGGCGCAACGTTTACGCACACCAAAATCTGCCGCAATCGCCGCGAGGCGGATGGCTGGGAGGCGTGGGTAGCCGCAAACTTTGATGAGTGCGCTGCTTGCTACACTGCGCGCAAGGCATCTGAGCGCGAGGCTGCCGCCGCAGCGGAGGCCGAACTGCCGCTGACGCTGCACATGACCGGATACCCGGACAGGCATAACACACCGGTCGTCCTGTTTTTTGGCGGAGATACCGCGCCGCACAAGGATGATATTAAGGCGCTCGGATACCGCTGGGTCTTTGCGGATGACTACATCACCTACGGCTACAGTGTCCGGCGCGGCGAGCGCAAGTGGATCAAGGTCGTCCCGCAGGAGGACGCCTACGACGAGATCGAGCGCGTGAAGTCGCTCGGCGCCGTGATCGACGATAGTATTGTAGACACGGAGTATCTTGCCAAACAAGCCGCCGCCAAGCGTGAGCGCATCGCGGCCGCTGAGGCGTCCGGCATCACGGAGCCGGTCCGGCCGGGCTGCTACCCGGCTGGCCGGTGGAACGGCAAGGTCTACGGTACGGCGGCTTATGGCTACCGCATCTATGTCGACAACGCTGAGGTGCGGATCAGCGGCGATGACGCCGACGCGCTCAAAAGCTACGCCAAGGCTCTGGCAGCCTGGCGCGAAGCAACAGCAGCAAAGGAGGCAAACCATGACTGACAAGCAATTTTGTCAAGCATTCCGCGAGGCGCGGCAGTACAACGACCCGGACGCTTTTGCGTCCGACGTCGCGCTGTCCGACATTTTTCCGGCCGTCGAGGACGATGATCTCCCAGCGCTGGCGGACGATCTGCGCCATGTCTGGCGTTATGCGCACATTACCGTGCGCGAGATTGTGCAGCACACCGGCCTGTCGCAAACAGACTTTGCCTACCGGTTTGCTATCCCGCTACGGTCAGTGCAAAACTGGGTCTCCGGCAGCCGCGACTGTCCGCCGTACACGCGCCTGATGCTGGCAAAGCTGTGCGGATTGTGATGGAGGCGCTAGCATGAGAGATAGAGAGACCCCGCTGCCGCTGCTGCGCAAGTGGCTGCGCAGCTGCCCGGATGCCTATAAGCAGCTTGACAGCTGCGCGACCGCCAACGGCGAGGACGGCTTGGCGTGGCCGGACTACTGCCCGCTGCCGATCAACGCGGCCTACACCTACCTTACCTACGCCCGCGGCCGAAGCGACCTGGATGCCGCAGCCACGTCGGCGGAGCTTACGGCCTGCTGGGCGTGGCGGCGCAGCCGCATCATCTATGCCGTCGATGACGACATGGCCGAGATGCTTTTTGCCCAGGCGGAGGACATGGAGGACACCGACGTCCTGCCGGTCGACCTGCTGCTGCACCTGCCGTACCCCTGTATCTATGTCAAGGCGCATCACCCGGAGCTGCCCGGCGTAGACGGCTTTTTTGCATGGATTGACTACGACGTAAACCACGGCTCGACGGAGCTGCGCGTGCAGTGGCTGTACGATGATATGCAGGGCACCGTCCCGCAGGTGCTGCATCTGGATCCGTCCGGCACGATCGGCGACTGCGTGCGGGCCACGCTGGAGCGCACGCACGAAAATGTCGGCGTCGACATCAGCGACGTCTCGGACTTTGCGCCCCTCGGCCGCATTATCCTTGGCGTAATCCAGATCATCCTGTACATCATCTCCGACGGCGCGGACATCGCCGCTGCACCGGACCACAAGCACACGCAAAAGATCCCGCGCAAGCCGGACGACGTTGGCAAGGCCAGCACCGTCGATCTGCAGTATGTCGGTGTGCGCATGGGCGCGGCCATCCGTGGTGCAAGAGCGCGCGCGGAAGCAGACGAGGCTGACACCACCGGCAGCACGCCCGGCGGCAAAAAGCGGCCGCACGCCCGCCGCGGCCATTGGCATCACTATTGGGCAGGCCCGCAGGATGATCGCCGCCTGATCCTTAAGTGGACAGCTCCCACCTACATCCACGCGGATGATATGCCGCCGGGCGGTGAGACCGTCATCTATCCCGTGCGCAAGCCACCGAAGGGAGGCGTGCCCCATGAATAACGCCCGCCGCCGTCGGCTTCGCGTCTTGATCGCCGCGTGCGAGTCTCTGCGCGACCAGCTTGCAGATCTGTCCGCCGAAGAGGACCGCGCGCAGGCAAGCATGCCGGAGAATTTGATTGAATCGCCGCAGTACATCCGCATGGGCTGGGCCTGCATCCATCTGGATCAGGCGCGTGCCGCTGCCGAGACCGCGATCGCCGAGATGGCCAAAGCCATGCAGTAACAAAATACGGCAAAAGCTCCGAGGCTTCCGTCCCGGAGCTTTCCGTTTATCCCGCGCCCTCGTCCGTGATCCGCACGACGATGCGCGGTTTTTCCTTGTCCAGCGCGAAGCGCGACGTGAACGCCTGTATGTACTGCCAGCCGTCGTCCTTCAGCACCCCGCACATCACCAGCGCGTCCTCGATTACCTTGACGCCAAACGCCGCGACGTTCGATTTGTCCCGCCGCCGGTTCGGTTCGTAGAACGTGTATGTGATCTCCACCGGCCGGTCGAACTTCACCCCACGAAGCTGCGACCGGATCGCCCACGCGGCGATCTCCTGGTTGTTGTGCTTCATCTTCGCGCCCACCTGCGCGTGCCGCCGGCAGGCGTCGGTGTATTCGTTCATCCCCGGCAGCCTCGTCGGGATCACAAACTCCGCCGTCACGTCAGCTCACCGGCGTGCTCGCGGATAAACTGCATCGCGGTTTCCCACAGCGTAAAGCGATGCGAATTCCCGTCCACGTCCACCAGATAGTAGCCGTCCATTCGCTGCAGCTTCACGCAGGATGCCGTTTTTCCGGCCTCCGCGCCTCCGGCCGCGTCAGGCGTTCTGGCTGCGCGCTTCACGGTTCGTTTTGGCTCACGCGCCGAAATTTCCGCCCCACACGCTGCGTAGCCAGCCAGATCGACGTAGGTGTCCGGCTTGCTGCCCGCTTTCGCGCGGGCAATCTTCAGCAGCGCCATCATCATGGCCACGTCCTTCGGCGTGACGTCCGTGCCGGTGTATGCCGTCCACAGCCCCGCGATCACGGCGAAGTTATCCTCCGGGCTGCCGTAGTCTTCTTCTCGGCTGCCGCACACGCATTCGGCGGCGGCCTTCAGGGTGTCCAATCTATTCATTGCTTTATCCCCCTATGATGTCAATCTCATATTCCTCGCGCAGCACGCGGATCAGGTCCGGTGCTGATACATAGCCGTCGCGCACGCTCTCACTCAGCGCCTCGACCTCGCGCCAGATGCGCTGGAGCTGCTCCGCGTCCATGCCTTCCTTGTCCAGCAGCGCCGTGAAAAAGATCGCCAGCGTCACGCGGCAGGCATCCGCCGTCGCCGTGTTCTTTGCGCGCTGCACGTCCGCCTGTGTCGCCGGTCTCCGGCGCGGGTTAATCCGCTTTGGCATCGTCGTCACCGCCCCTTGGACAGCCGTAGCCGCAAAAATGATTAGGCCAAACAGGCTGCCACCCATATTTGCCGTTCGTGCAGATTAAGACCTCGTCGCCAAGATAGATGCTTTCGTAATCATCCTTCTTTCTGGTGCTGGCACAGTCTTTGCACCGCACCACCGGTACCGCGTCCACGGTGGGCATTTGCCATATCACTCGGTCAGCTTCTGCGAAACCTTCTGCCAAATTATCCAAATGCGTTTCCCCTGCCAAAATTAACTTCCGTGTCTCCTTAAATTCTGCGTCAAACAAATTTCTTACATTATCTGCATCAATCAGCCGCATCACTATCACCGTCCATCCTCACGCCGTAGCTACAAAAGTCGTCCGGACCTTCGCGGTCGAGGTGGACTGAGCACCATCCCAGCCGCGGCTTATTATAGGATCGGCAGTGACGGCAGTGCACCACCGGCGCAACGTCGGCGGCGGGGAGATCATGCAAAACGCAGATTGCCTTTGCCCATGTGCGGCGGTTTTTGTCCTTGTCATTTCCCGCGGATGCCGTCATTGCTTTATCTAGCGCTTTCCGCTCAATATACTCAGCCATAATCATTCTCCTTTCGGTGGCTGTCAATTTGCTCCAGTGCGGCGAGTAAAGAACAAATACATTACTTGGCTCCCATATTTGCCCAATGCCATTTGAGCTGAAACCAAAGAAAATCCTTCTTCTCCATAGGAATTCAATGTGTTTTGCAGTGCTTCTGTTGCGTAATTGCTCACAGTAACACAAACATTTTCAACCATATTTAATCATTCTCCTTCCGCTCGCGCATCGCCGCTTCACGCTCGATATACTCAGCCATTGTTGTTCTCCTCCCCATTGAACCACTTCCGCAATTTATGAGCGCACGAAACACACAGCTCGTAGTCGTTGTCGTTTATATCGTTTTTAACTCGCCGCATACCGGCATAGGTGACGGAGTTGGGCGGGTTTATCTCCGCCCCGCAGCGGTCACACACTCTCTTTGTCGCCATTGTCAGACCTCCTCCACGTAACACCAGCTTTGAGGCGGCCGCTCTAAAAAGCATCCTGAATTTTTGCAATCAGGGCAGTCTCTTTTTGCAAGCCCAAGATCAGCATAAAAACAGTCGCGGCTGCTTTTCTTGAACTCTCGTAACTCTCGCGGCTTATCGTAGATTTTAAAGTCGGAGATGTGCCAGCCGTATCCGGTTCCCTTTAGATAGTTCACAATTTCTTCCCGTGTCAGGCAGGCTTGCTTTTCTACGTCGTCCGGTGCATGGTTGAGAGGTGCGAGCCCGTAAATACGGTCGCAGGTGAATTCCCCGATGACTTTGCCCTGCTTCCCCCACGCTCTGAGCGCAACACCGCTCTGCGTGCAGTAGATGTACACTTTGAACGGCGTGTCCAGCTTCGGTCTGTTTTTTCGCACCTCGATCGTCTTTTCACCGCTGGCAATTTTTTCACACCACTTTGGGCGGATGCTCAGCATGACAGCCTTACTCATCCTTCATCGCCTCCAATAAAATCATCGCAAAATTCTTTTGCAGGGCAATCAGCACATTCTTCCGCACAATGTGCATCAGGATCGCAAGTAAATCCACAATCTTTAACCATTGCGATTCGATCTTCGGCATTAAACCAGCAAAGTTCCGTTTTACCGGGCTGGTAGTATTTATCCGCTTCTTTCAACCTGTGAACTTCGATGTAGATAAAATCGGCATCTTCACAAGTTTCAGTATGCAACGCCAAAGCCTTTGCTTTTCCTCGCGTTTCGGCAAAAACAACGGTTGCACAAAATTCGCCCTTTTCTCTGGCAAGCCACGCTTTCACGCTTCATCACCCCCACCTTCAAAAGCTAGTTGATAGCAGTTAAACAATACATCGTCAGTGTCACACGCGCAGCACGGTTTACCGTCGCAGCGCTTGGCGGGTAAAACACACAAGTATCACAACCCATCACTCCACCTCCTGCATCCAGAACTCGCGGCGGCAATAAGGGCACGAAAGCAGTGTTCGATCACCGCAAGTTTTGCCTCTGTATCTGTCGTCGACAATCGCCGGGCACATGTCGAGGACGCCAGCGTCGCCCACCCTGGCAGTCGGGAACATATCAAGAAACTTGCTTTGCCGCGTCTTGCGCGGATGCTCCTTTGACCACTTCTCGACGGTTTCCACAACCTTCCCCACGGCTTTACCGGAATCGTCAACCATATTGCGCAGTTCGTTGCATTCGGATACATTAACCATCGGGCAACCATCACAGTCGCCGTCTACCTGCCAATACCGTTCACACATTCGGTTCCGTTCTTCGATAAATGTCAGCGCGTCCATGCCTCACACCCCCGCGTTCTGCAATTCCTTCAGCGACTGCTGCATAAACGACAGCTGCTGCCGCAGATCGTCGATCGTGCGTTCCTGCCGCGCAATCTCTGAAGAAAACGCCAGCGCCTTGCGCCGCTCGCCGCAGAACATGGTTTCCGCTTTCTCGCGCTGTTCGTGCTCCTGCTCGGCGTAATCCACCAGCCGCTGCACCGCATAGCGCGCTGCCGGTGAGAAATCTGCGCTCGATCGCGGCCGGTTCAGCAACTCTCTTACCTGATCCACAGCGCCGGCCGGAAGATCGTCCGCGCGCTTTCGTTCTTTTCCTTCCATCATTGGTCTCCTTCCTCGTCATCGTCGTATTTTGTCATCACGGCGCGGTACAGCTCGCAGCAGGCGTATGCGTTCTCGCAGAAGATCCGCATATGCTGCTGCATCTGGCCTCTGTGGCGAAACATCGTCGCCACCGTCGTCTCCGGCGCGATCCCTTCGCAGCAGATGCGCCTTACGCCGTCGTCATACAGGTAAAAAGGGCACTTAACATACACCTGCCGGTAGCTACCGCTCGGCACGCGCCCCACCCGCCTTTTCATCCAGCTGTGCAGGCCGTTCCCGCAGGTACGTATCAATGGCCAGCGTTACCGTGTCCGTGCGCACGTCGCGTCCCTTGCCGCGCCAGAGCCGGATAAACGGCAGGTCTGCAAGGCGCATTCCCTCCGGCAGTTCGTCCAGCTTTCGGCCCTTCGGCATATCCGCCTGCACGATCAATCTGTTTTTCGTCTCCAGCACGTCAGGCCGGACAGCTTCCGGAGGCGTCACGTCGGTCACAGGCTGCACCTCCGGGGTTCTTTCTTTTACCTTTCTTTCTTCAGAAATACAGGGTACTGTATAGGTACTGTACGGTACTGTACTGTATAGGGTCGTTACGTCAGCGTTACGTAACGCTGCGCGCTCGCTCGCGTCACGCGTTACGTCAGCGTTACGCTGCGTTACATCATCACGCTCCGTCACGCTTTCCGTCACGCACATTTGCTTGCGCTTGTCGCGGTATCTCTGCGCGCGCTCCCGGTTCTGCGCCTTTGTGATCGCGCGCTTGTCCACCAGATTCCCGACGTAGTCATACCACTCGTGGATCATCAGGGATGTGCCGTCGTCGTCCACGAACCCCGCTCCGACCAGTGCGTCCACAAATGCGTGCGGATCTTTGCCCGTGTATCCGCCGGCCTCTGCGATCTCATCAGCGCCAAACGGGGAAAGATCCCCGTCCGGCGCGTTGTCGATTGCCCAGAGCCACAGCATACACATATGGCCGATGGCCTGCGGCGTCTTGATTTTGAGCAGACGTTTGAGCCGCATCGTCTTGCGATTCGTAGGCAGCGTCTGATGCAGTTCGATCCATGCCATGTGCTCCGCCCTCCTTAAAACGGCAGGTCCCCGCCGTCAGTGTCATCTGCGTATGCGACGTTGTCGTATGCGCTCACCAGCTCGTCGAGCCGCTCCATGTCGGCCTCCGTCGGCTGCACGGCGACCGGACGCGCATCGTATGCAGCAGGCGCTGCGTCCGTCTCTCTGCGCTTGCTCCCGCCGAAGTAGACGCTGTCCGCCACGACCTCGGCGCTGCGGCGCTTGTTGCCGTCCTTGTCCGTCCAGTCACGGATCTGCAGGCGGCCGCTCACGGCGGCCATATCGCCCTTGGCGAAGTATTTGTCGACGAACTCCGCCGTGTGCCGCCATGCCACCACGTCGATGAAATCCGTCTGCTTCTCGCCGCCGTCCCTGCCGCTGTAGTCCCGCTCGACCGCGAGGGAGAAGGACGTCACCGACGTCCCGCTCCCGGTCTGGCGCATCTCCGGGTCGCGCGTCAGGCGGCCCATGATCACGATCTTATTCAGCATCGCCGATCACCTCGCCCGTTTCCGTGTCCACGGCCGTGCTGCCGATCTCCTCGCCTTCGACCTCGAAGACCGTCTCGTCCGGCACGGCGTACATCTCGTCGCTCAGCTCGGCCTTGATCGTCTCGTCCTGCGCCACACCGCGCACGAAGTCAGACTTCAGCGGCGCATACTTCAGCGCGCGCTTGAGCACAGTCTTCTTGGCCATCTCGTCGAAGTTGGAGCGCCACGGGCTGCTACCGATCCCGTAGCTCTTGCTGTAGCGCTGCGCGTGCCGCTGCACATCGTCCACGCTCATCACCTCAAAGCCATAGCCGCCGTCCTTGGTCTTGAACATCGCGTAGTAGGCGACGGCCTCGCCGCGGTCGGCCTTTGCCGGTACGTGCCGCAGCTTCGGATCCATGCCCAGCTCATACTCGAACACATCGTTTTCGTACACCGTGTGCGCCTGGATCACGCTCACCTCGCCGCTGCGGTAAGCAAGGTCGATCAGGCCCTTGTAGCCGAGCTGGAACTGGCATTCCATCTGCCCGTGGTTGCGGTACGGCAGCAGGTACGCCTGCCCCAGCGCCGTGTTCGGCTCCACGCCCAGCTGCGCAGCCGTCATCATCGCTGCAAGAAACGACTGCGGAGAGCACTTGGCCAGCTTCGGCGTGGACGACAGCGCCGAGAGCACCATGCGCGTGAACCGCTCCGGCGTGATCACGCTCGGCAGCGCCTTTTTGATCGCGGGCTCCATTGCCTTGATGTATGCCTGCATCGTCTTCTTCTCGGCCTTCGCGGCGCTCATCTGGCCGCCCTGCTTCTGGATCAGATTCTTTTCCATTTACTTGCCCTCCATAGCTTCCTGCAGCGTCTTCTGCTCGCAGAATTTGTAGATCATGTGTGCCGCGTAGCTGATCGCCTGCACCAGCGCCAGCTCGCTGTTGTCCTTGCGCTTCGAGTACGCGCTGCCGACTTTCTCGCCGTCGTGCTCCAGCAGCAGGAATACCTGCTTGTCCGTCGCCTGCAGCCGCAGTGCGTATCCCGTCTGTCCCGCCTGCGGCGCAGCCGCCTTCGGCTTTTCCGGCTCCCGTGCCCGGAAGAAATCCTCCGGTACGCCGTACATGGCGCTCAGCTGCCTGGCCACGGACAAGCGCATCCGCGCATAGTCCGCCACATTTGAAAGATAGTTCCTACTGTAGCCGAGCTGGAGCGAGATATGCTTGAGGCCGCCGTTCTTCGCCGCGAAGTTTCGCAGCCGCTCGGGGTCGATGTTCATCATGTTCGGGGAGTATCCCATTTTCTTCTTCTCCTTTTCAAGGTTGTTTTTTCGTGTGTGCGCGTTTTTCGTGGCTGTCCCGGACGTAGCGCATGACGTTGCTGTCGCGCTGCCGCGCGAGCCTTGCCGCGTCCATTCCGCGCCGGAATTCGGCGTAGTGTCCGCATTTCGCGTGGCAGCCGGGATATCTTCCCGGACAGTCCCTGCATGGTGTCGACGGCGTCATCGGCTCGTCACCCGGAACGGCCGCGCCTGCGACGTCTTGAAGTATTCCTTTGGGATCGCACCGTGCGCCGCTTCCCATTTCTTGCGGTCGAAGGTGCTGCGCTGCTGCGTCTTCCACGTGATCGAAACGTCGCCGCACAGTCCCTTTTCCGCCGTGCCCATAAACTGCTGGATAGCCGCCGCCTGCTCCGCCTGCAGCCGCTTGAGCTCATCGATCTGCTCGCCGAGCGCCGTGTAGCTGCGCACGGCTGACTGCACCGCGCCGAGGTCGCACGTCTCGCCGTCCCTGCTGTCGGGATAGAGCGTGCGCAGCGCCTCCGCTGTCGCGTCCGTTCCGTCCACAGGTGGCTCTGTCCCGCTCCGTACATAATCCCAAAACTCCTGCTCGGCAGCCGCAAGAGCCGAAATTTCGCCCTCGTCGCGCTCCACGCGAAACCAGTAAAATCCCCGCCCAAAGCACAGCACCGCGAGATACCATACCGGTGCGCCCGTCACCATCATGTAGTGCATGATCTGGCAGTACCACACCGCCGGAAATTCGCCCTCGGCGCACTGCTTCGGGATCTCGAAGCTGGACGTTGTCTTGCATTCCAGCCCCGCGTTCTCGCCGATCACCATGCGGTCCGGCAGCGCGTGGGCGAAGGGATAGTCGCTGTTGACGAGAAAGTGGTTTTCCCGCCGCACCCGCTTTCCGGTCGCTTCGGCGAAACGCTTTGCCACATAGTCCTCCAGGTCGTGTCCCAGCCGCACCGCCTCGCGGTCGCTGATATCCTCCGGTGTCACGCGGCCGGTCTTCTCTGCCCACAGCGCATAGGGCGAGCTGTATTTGTTCAGACCGAGGATCGTCCCGGCGTCGCTTCCGCCGATGCTTTTCCGCCGCTCGGCGTGCCATTGCTCGTCCGTCATGCCGACGGTCGTCGTCTTCGTGATCATCTTTGCTTTCTCCTTCCCCTATTCTTCGCGCCGCCGCCTGCGCTGCGCATACGCATGCGCATGATCTCGCTCCCGCGCGGTGTTTTGGCGAATGCTTCCGGCGTGATGCGCTTCGTGCATCCGGCTCCGGCCGGGCATCCGCGCGAGCGCTTAAAATTTAAAATGTATAGGCACACCCTCGGGCTTGTCTTCGGCGTGGATTCGTACAGCGGCCGGTAGTGCGCGCAGCCGTCGCAGTGGCGGCTCTGCAGCATCCCGCCTTTGATGTAGGTGTCCGTCATTCCGCCCATGCGTCCACCTCCGTGACACATTCTGGGCAACCAACCGGATCGCCATAAACGTTCTTGTACACCGTGCCCGTCTCCGCACCGCACACCGGGCAGATTGGGCAGGTGTAGGCCGGGGGCTCAACCGGCGGTTCTACGTTCAGTGTGTAATGGATCATGTTTTCGCCTCCATACTCCGGCCACACTGCGTGGATCTTATCTTCGCGCGCGGTCGTGATGCCGTTCGCCCAGCTGTTGGCCGTTGATACAGACACGCCAAGCATTTTTGCCGCTGCTGTCTGCGTGATACCGTTTTCTCGCAAAAACGCACCGAAAGCGGTGTCACGCGATTTTTTGCGCCGTCTGTCGCTGTAGTACGCAGACAGCTTTTCGTAGTTCGCCGCGCGGTATTTGCGCATATATGCGCGGCGTGCTTCACCCGTCAGGCCCATCATGCCACCCCCAGCGCCGCGAAAATCACGTGGAACACCCACCCGGCCAGTGTGATGCCGCCCAAAAAGGCCGCGCAGACGATACCGTCCTCGATGCCCCACACGATGTAGCGGCGGATCTTGGCCTTCGTGGCCGGATTGCCGAATACCTTCATGTCATTTCCCCTTTCACGTCATCCATCTGGCCAGCGCGACCAGCGGCACAACGATTTTTCCGTTTCTTCGGTTCCCCGGCTTCTTCGCCGGGAATGTCTTATCCTGCAGCAGCGTGTCGCGGCACAGGCCAACGACCTTGCACGCCTCCGGCATGGAGATCGTCTCCCTTTCGGGAAACAGCTCGCACAGCCGCTCCAGCTGCTCGCGGAATCCTTCTTTTTCTCGTGGCATAGTCCTCACCTTCCCGTCAGTCCGGGAAATCCCCCATTTCCTCCAGATTTTCCAGCGTCACGCCTCTGGCGGCCAGCTCGATGCCCTTGCGCTGCTTGATCCGCAGCTGGTACAGATACGTCCGCCGCCGTGCTCGGTACTGGTCGTACCGCTGCGCCAGCTTCACATACTCGTCCTGCTTCAGCTCGGCAATCTCGGCCTCGACTTCCTCGTCCGTCACGGCCGCACGCTTCGTGTGCTTTCGCTCCATCGCGTTTTCTCCTTTTCCTGTACATTTTTTCAGATTCGTGGTATGTTCCCTCTTGGAGGTGGTTCCATTGAGGAAACGATTGCTTGCATTTTTGCTTGCGTTTTTGCTCTTGCTCTCTCCCACTGTGCTGGCACACAGCGGGAAAACAGATGCCAACGGCGGCCACTACGACCGCTCCACCGGCGAGTATCACTATCACCACGGATACCCGGCGCACCAGCACTACGACATGGACGGCGACGGCGTCGTCGACTGCCCATACGATTTCGATGACAAGACCGACCACAGCAGCCGCAGCGGAAGCAGCAGCCAGAGCAATTCCGGCAGCAGCTACGATGTGCAGAGCACGCCAATCCCGCTTGATTTCGGAGAAGAAATACAGGTTTCATTTCCGACCCCAATCCCAACGCAGCCAGTCCCGAAACACTACAAAAATAATCGGCCGTATTCGGCTTCGGATATGATAAAAATCGCGCTGGTGTGCTTGGCGTTTTTCTCATGGCTTCCAATTCTTCAAATCAAATTGAAGATAGACGAGAAGAAGAAAGAAAAGCGCCGCAAAAAGTGATGGTGCTCAGCGCGCGCCTTACGACGCGCGCTTGCTGTGCTCCAGCGCCATCGCCAGCCCCTCCGTGAATGCGCAAAGCTGCGCCTTCTGCATCTCGTCCATGCTCTGCATCACGGTCGCCAGCCGCTCCAGCGTTTTCTGCTCGTTCTTTGTAAGCATTTTGTTCACCTCCTTGCGTTGCTCCGTGTCGTCGGACACGGGCGTTTGTGTTTATATACACATAATACAGCCGCCTGTTGAGCTTGTCAACCCATTTTTGCGCAAATTCTATGTTTTTTTGTGTTGACATACTCATGCAAGCATGATAGATTATTGTCATCGTCAGGAGGTGATACTACGAATAGCAGAATTAAAGAAGTTCGGAAAGCGAAAGGGCTTTCGCAAGCCGCGTTCGGCGCACCGTTCGGCGCAAACAGAGACATGATTAACAATGTGGAAAACGGCAGAGCTGCGGTTTCCGATATTATGATTGCGTCCATCTGCCGCACTTACGGAGTGAATGAGCGCTGGCTGCGCACCGGTGAGGGCGAGATGTTCGTGCAGATCTCGCGCGACGAGGAGGTCATGGCCTTCGTCGGCGATGTCATGCGCGGCGAAGAGGATAATTTCCGCCGCCGTTTCCTGCTGGCACTGTCCCGGCTGCCGGAGGAGCGCTGGGCAGACATTGAAGCGTTTGCCCGCCAGATCACCGCAGAAAACAAAGAAGCGGATCAGGATTGATTTCCTGATCCGCTTCTTTTTGCGATTGGTGGTTTCTATTGTTTTGCGAGTCTGCGCAAAAGCATGGCCGTCAGCTCAAGCGCGCGGTCATTCGCCGCGGCCAGCAGCCGCGCAATCTCCGCCAGTAAGTATTCCCTATGTCCCTCATCCGTCATAGCTCTCCCTCCCATAAGTTCTCCACGGTCGTCCCCAGCGCCTTTGCGATCCGCAGCGCCAGATACACGCTGGGAACACATTTCCCCCTTTCGATCGCGCTGATCGTGCTTGCCCCGCACCCCACCTTTCTGGCCAGCCATCGCAGGCTGACGCCTTTGTACTCCCGATATTCGCGCACGTGATTCATCATTTGACGCAATCCTATCACATTTTTTCGGCCTCGTGTTGAAAATGTGCAGGATGCTGCACACTTTTTGTTATTTTCTTCAAACGCGAGCCTGTATAGATAGAATGCCAAAAAATACGCCATGAAATACAGTGTAATTCAGTGGACATCTCCTGCGCTGCATGGTAAAATTAAGCGAAAACATTTGAAAGGTGTGGTCTCAATGTGGTGGATGGTGCTGCCTATTGTCCTGACGCTCTGCGCCGTAGCGCTCTCCGGATTCGTCTGTGCGTTCCTCTACCGCGCCGGCGAGATCCATATTGACCTGGACAAGGATTTTGAGCTTCCACGTCTCTCGGAATACGATGTTTTTTCGGACGACTACTTCTGGCTTTTGCATCGATGTGTGCGCCTCAAAAGGCTTACGTCCTTGGTACAGGAGGCTGAGGGGAACTCCCAGTGGCCTGCGTGTTTGATCGGCTGCGCCGCTTTCTCCGCCGCAGTGTGCAAAAAGCTGGTTCCGGACTCCGTAAAAGGCATTCTGCTCTATGTCTTTTTGGCTGCGTCAGTTGCGCTGTTTTTTGCCATGTTTTTTGAAGCGAATGCGCTCATCAAGCGCGGGTACTTTCATTTTGATATCCCGTGGTATGGCTTTGACTACGAGGAAGAACCAGATGCAGAGAGGCAGCACCGTGTCCCTGAGCCGAAAGACGATTTTGGCCTGCCGCTTCCATTGCCGGATCGGAAGAAGTGGCTCGAAAAAGAATCACAGAGAGCATTTTATAAAATTGATGCGCGCATACAAGCCATGGAGGAGCAGTTAAAGCTATATCATAGATGCTTTTATCTCATGTATGTGCCGCTCGCCATCGCCATTGCGATTATCGCTTAATAAAAAAAGCCGCCCCGGTGCTGGTACACCGAGACGGCCAACCGTTCCTCCGGGAACACATTCTGAAAAGCAGAGATGTGCAGAGGATCCTGTCATTCTCATAGTAGCATATCTCTCCCTGCTTTTCAAGGAAGGGAGATGCCTATGGCAAAAAAGAAATATTATCAGCGGCCGGACGGCCTGTATGAGGCCATCCGCGTCGTCAACGGCAAGCGCAAAGCCTTCCGCGGCCGCACGCCGCATGAGGTCGAGCAGAAGATGATCGCCTACCAGGGCGAGATCGCGCGTGGCCGTCTCTTCCGCGAGGTCGAAGAAGAATGGGAGGCCGAACACTTCCCCACGCTCACGGCGAACACGCTCAAGGGCTACCGGCCCGCAGCGAGGCGCGCCGTTGACCGCTTCGGCGACACGCCCATCCGGAATATCAAAGCGCCGGAGATCAAGCGCTTCATCACGGAGTTTGCGCACCCGTGCGGCATGGCCAGCCGCGCGCAGAAGACCGTCACGAATCAGCTGCTCGTCACATCCCTAATTTTTCGCTACGCCGCCGAAAACGGTGAGATCGAGTATAACCCATGCACAAATGTCACCGTCCCGAAGGCGCTTCCAAAAAAGCGGCGAGAGGCCGCCAGCCCAGAAGACGAGCAAAAAGTTAAGGCTGCGGCAGATGTGTGGCTCCTGCCTTACCTGATCCTCTACACCGGCCTCCGCAAGGGCGAGGCGCTGGCGCTCACGTATGGTGACATCGACCGGACCGCGAATGTTATCCACGTCTCGAAAAGCGTCTACGTCGTCAATAACAAGCCGTACATCAAGCAGCCAAAGACGGCTGCCGGTGTTCGCACAGTGCCGATCCTCGATCCGCTCCTGCCGAAGCTTCCGCGCTCCCGCAAGAAGTCCCTCTATCTGTTTTCGGACGATGGCGGCCAGACGCCGCTCTCCGAGATGCAGTATCAGCATCATTGGTCGCAGTTCGTCGAGGCCACCGGCATCCAATGCACGGCCCACCAGCTCCGGCACAGCTATGCAACGATGCTTTTTGAGTGCGATGTGCCCGTAAAAGATGCGCAGGATCTTCTCGGCCACTCCACCGCCGCCATGACACAGGACATTTACACACATATCCGCGATACACATCGCACCGAAGTCGCGCAGCAGATCAACGAGAAGCTGCGCAAAAAATAGCCTTTTCACTGTGTAGTTTCTGTGTCGTAGACCCTCTGAAACCTTCCGAAATGTTCCGAAACATTCCGAAACAAAAAGCAAAGAAAAACCGTTGAAAAACCAAGATTTCTTGATTCTTCAACGGTTCTTTCTTTTGGCGGAGAAGGAGGGATTTGAACCCTCGCGCCGCTTATCACAGCCTACTCCCTTAGCAGGGGAGCCCCTTCGGCCACTTGGGTACTTCTCCAAGCC